AACTGAACTCATTGGCTCCCTGTCGCGTCCTGAAGATCTCTCAGTCCACCGCGTCCGAGGAAAAATGAAGCAAGTCATTTTGATTCCAGGCACGCACGGGTGGGATGGTTTCCGCAAGGACTGGTATTCCCCTGGCGCACCGTTCCACGATTTTATTCCCACGGTGCCAGGCCATGAGCTGGTGTGTCCCGACGAACCCTTCGTCTGGTCCTCGCGCTTGGGCGGCATTGGCTTTGGCGACGACGATCTGGTGGTTTACCGAGCGGCCGGTGAGAACCTGTACCACTACGCGGTGCCACCGCGCTGCCCGGACAAGCTGATCGCACCTGAAGACCTGGTGGTGATCTCACACTCACACGGCCTGCAGGTGGTGCTCTATGCAGCCGCGCGCGGTCTGAAGATCGCATTGCTGATCGACATCAGCGGGCCGGTGCGCGCAGACATGATGCCGACCGCTCTCCTGGCCAAGCCCAACATCAAGCGCTGGGTTCACACGTACGGCGGACGCAGGGACCGTTGGCAGTGGCTGGGTGGTTTGTTCGACGGCCACGTGGGCATCGAGCGCAAGCACCCATTGGCCGAAAACCTTCAGGTGCCCGGCGCGGACCACGGCGAGGTTCTTCGGGAACCTCGCCACCAACCAATGATGAAGGGCATTCTGGAAGGGACCATTCATGGTGAATAAAGTTCGCATGGCCGAGCAGTTGATCATGCACGAGGGCATTCGGTACAAGCCGTACCGATGCACCGAGGGCTACCTCACGATCTTGGTGGGGTTCAACATTGACGCGCGCGGATGGCCTGAGCTGTCTCGCATCCTCGGTCGCACCGTTAACGAGAACAGCACCTTCACCAAGGCTGACGCCATGAAGGTACTGGACTCAGACATCGATCGCTTTGAGAAAGCGGTCATTGTTCATTTCCCCGAGTACAAGAAGCTCGACGAGGTTCGCCAGCGCGTGGTGCTCGACATGGCTTTCAACCTGGGGTTCAGGGCGCTGTCGTTCAAGGACACGATCGCGGCCATCAAGATCCGCAACTGGTCCAAGGCGGTGCGCTGCATGTTCCGCTCGAAGTGGGCCAACCAGGTAGACGACGGCGAAGGTAAGAAGTTCGGTCGGGCAGATCGCCTGGCTCAGATGATGTTGACCGGCGTGGACTACACGCTTTAAAGGGAAACCACATGTCTAGCAGAAAAGATCGTAAGTGCGTCAAGTGTCCGACGATGATTGGCCGCGACAGTTCCACGGGCCTGTGTCAGAAGTGCCTGGTGGAGAGTCGCAAGCCGGTGCAGCGTCGATGCGCCAAGTGCCCGGAGAACATCTCGCAGAAGAACCAGACGGGCCTCTGCACGAAGTGTCTGCGGGAGAGCAAGCGTCTGCCCGACCGCATCTGTTTGCATTGCCCCGCCGTCATTGCCCGCGACAGCAAGAGCGGTCTGTGCGCGGAGTGCATGCAGAAGCAACGGCACAGTACGACGGTGTCGGAGGACCGCGAACGTCGGCGCGTCCAGAACGAGATCTCGTACTTGAAGCAGCGCTACGACGAAGCGGTGGACACCATCGAACGACAGGCCAAGGAACTCAGCGCTGTGACGGAGATCAGTGACGGCCTGCAGACCTTCCTGATCGAGCCGAGCACCAAGAGCGGCACGTCGGAAGCCACGGCCGTGATGTGCGCCAGCGACTGGCACGTCGAAGAGAACGTTGGCCCGGAGGTCAGCGGGTTGAACACGTTCAACCTGGAGATCGCCCGCTACCGTTCGACGCGGTTCTTCCAAAAGGGCCTGCGGCTCACGAACCTCCTGGCGCAGGACATCAAGATCCCCACGATCGTCCTGGCGCTGCTGGGCGATTTCATCACCAACGACATCCACGACACCGACATGAACGAAGTCCAGCCGATCGCCGCGCTGATCGAAGCGCAGAACATGATCGTCTCGGGCATCGAGTTCCTGTTGGCCGAGTCAAACTACGACCTGGTCATCCCCTGCCATTCGGGGAACCACGCGCGCACCACGCAGAAGACCCGGTTCGCGTCGGAGAACGGCCACAGCCTGGAGTACCTGATGTACGTCCACCTGGCCGCGTACTTCCGCGAGGAGCCTCGCGTGAAGTTCATCATCCCCGAAGGGATGCACAGCTACGTGCAGATCTACGATCAGACGATCCGCTTCCACCACGGCCATTCGGTCAAGTACGGTGGTGGCGTGGGCGGCATCTACATCCCGGTCAACAAGGCCATCGCGCAGTGGAACAAGGGCCGTCACGCAGACCTCGACGTTTTTGGTCATTTTCATCAAATGCGTGATGGCGGCAACTTCATCTGCAACGGGTCGCTCATCGGCTACAACGCTTTTGCGCTGTCGATCAAGGCCGACTTCGAGCCACCCAAGCAGGCACTGTTCCTGATTGACAAGAAGCGCGGTCGGACCTGCACGTGGCCCATTCTAGTTAAGTAATGAGAAAGAAGCGCCACACCGGACACTGCTCGAAGTGCGGAACGTGGCGCTTCTCTCTGCATCGAGATCACATCATTCCAAGATGGAAAGGTGGTTCAGATGACGAATTCAACATCCAGTATATCTGCGCCAACTGCCACGAGGACAAAACACGCGATGATCTCAAGGGCCACCAGTTCACAAAAGGAATGAAGTACACCAAGCGCGGTCCCGCGTACGTTTGTACCGACGACCATAAGAGAAGAATCTCTACGGCACTCACCGGGCATCCAGTGAGTGAGGAGACCAGACGAAAGATCAGTGAAGCTAAAACGAAAACGCGATGCTAAGGAGAGTTGAAATGGCAACCGATAACGAACGAGAACAGCGGTTGGAAACGGGTACCGGCAAGCCCGGCGAGGATCACATGGCCGAGGCCAACGCCCTGGTCAACGGCGATCGGATGGCGGCGTACGGCTCGCCGTTGCCCGCGTACGAAGCCCAGGCCCAGGTGTGGAGCGGCCTCCTGGCGCACAAACTGACGGCCCCGCTGACGGCCGAGGACGTGGTTCTGCTGCTGGCGGGCATGAAGCTGGCGCGGCAGGCGCGCAAACCCAAACGCGACAACCTGGTGGATCTCCACGGGTACGCGTTGGTCTACGCTCACGTCGAGGCGGGCCGCAAGTGACGTCCGTTCCAGAGGAGCAACCGGCTCCGATCGTGAACGACGGTCCTTGCATCCAAGACCTGGTCATCCAGGACATGGAGGGCCGCAAGGCCGTCGGCCTCAAGCGGTACGGCACGTTGCTGCAGCCGTTCAACGGCCGCGATGCCCTTCGGGATGCGTACGAGGAGGCCCTGGACTTGGCTCAGTACCTGCGCCAGGCGATCGAGGAGCGGGACGCGTTACTGAGGAAGTAACCGTCCATGCCCGTGTTGAAAATGGGATTGAGTCCCAAAAGGGAGGTGGCCATGACCACCTCCCTTTCAGCTTTAGGCGACCGCGTCTACGGCCTTGCGCCAGTCCCCGGCGACCGACGACAACTCCTCGCGACCGTTCTTCTCGGTGCGCTCGTCGGCCTTCCAGATCTTCTGATCCTGTAGCGCTTCAATCTCACCCCGGATCAACGCAGCCAGGGCGGTGGGGCTGAGGGCGTCCAACTCCCAGGACTCGTGACCGAACTCCTTGATGTACGCCTTCGCGCGTGCGTCCGTCGTCTTGGCCGGGTTCGGCGGCGGTTTGTACTGGAGCACCTGATCGTAGTTCAACGCCAGGCGTTCCACGCGCAACCCACCCATGAACATCTCCAGGCGGTCGGTGATGTCGCGCGTCATGTCGAGGCCCGACGGATCGTGGTCCCCGAAGTGGAAGATCACGGGCGTGTGGTCGCCGTACGATTCGAGCCGTTGGGCCGCTGCCCACATCTCCGACTGGCTGGTGTAACCCCGGCAGGAGAAGTACGGCACGCTCAGCGCGTTGCACACCTGGGAGATCACGCCGACCAGGGCGTCCTTCTCGATCCAGACTTCCGGCCGGTAGCGCTGGTTGGCCCAACGGTCGATGCGGAACTGCTGCGCTCCGGCGCGGACGATGTCGGCCGGGGAACTCCAGTGCGGCAACGCGCGCAGGAACCGGGTGCGGTCCACGATCGCGTTCCAGTCGATCAACCCCGCCAGGCGGGCATCGTTAACGACGGCACCCAGCTGCTTGTACGCGCGAAGCGTGTTGGGAATGATATCGCGGGAAACGAACTGGTAGTACAACTGGCGCAGCGTGAGGTCGAAACCCTGCTGCTGGTACTCGTCGATGATGGCGTTGGCCATCTGGATCTGGAGCAAGGTGCTCCGGTGGAACTTGACGTCCCGATACTTGATGAGCGGCATCCGTGGAGTCCTCCGTTTACGTGAAGTGCAAGAAGGCGCGGTCAGACAGGCGGTTGCCAATCTGCCAGGCCCACTTGATAAAGCCCGTGGCGAACCCCGCCACGATGAAGGGGACCGAACACACGATCATGGTCAAGATGGCGATAGCGTAGATGACGGCCAGTGGAACTTTCAAAATCATACTCAGCATCAGACACTCCTCTCACTGGACGACCGGGGCCGCGATCAGGTGTACACACATCACGCGGTCTGGATTCATAACCGAGGGGCGCTTTACCCCGGAAACCTATCCCCGGCCGTCTAGTCAGAGGAGAGGGACCGAAGGTCCCTGCTCCTCTGCCCAACCGTTACTTGCCTGCCGCCTTCTTGGCCGCAGCGGGCTTCTCGCCAGCGGCCGGGGCCGCGACTTCCGCCTTCGGCGCGGTGCGCTCCGTAGCCGTGGCGACGTGCTTCTCGGCCAGGGTGATCGCGTTCTGCGCCAACGTGAGCGGGCGCAGGCCCTTGATGCGACGGGCCTTGAACTCCTCGTCGATGACCGCGTTGAGCTGGTTCTGCGCCTCGGTGAGTGCCGCCGTGACCTTGGAAACGTCCATATTGTGTCTCTCCTACTCACACGCTGGCGGTATGCCGCGTGACCCTTTCGGGGTTTGTTGCCAGGCCAGTCGGCCTCGGCAATTCCTGGTTGCAAGAGATCTGCCAGACTCGGTGCCCGGCAGATCCGTTGCTACTGTCACCTCTAGGCTGCAGCTTTCGTTCCCGCTGCCGCCTCTAGTGGTCGCTCGAAAGCGAAGTCGCTCACCATCACCAGGGTATCCTTGGCGCGGGTGAAGGCGACGTACTGGATGTTCATCTCTTCGTCGTTCTCGTTGCGAAGCGTATCGGCCAGCACGAACACCCGGCTGGCCTCCAGGCCCTTGGCCTTGTGTACGCTGCTGCAGGTGATCACGCCCGCGTCTCCCAGGCCGTCGTTGGTGAAGAGGGCCTCGATGCGGTCTTCAATCTCGCCAACGTTCCTGGCCCCGTCCGCGACCGCTCTCAGCATCTCTGCCTGGTCGTGGATGGCATCGAGCCGGGCGTCGGGGTTCTTGAGCTTCATGGCGCGGGCCACCTCGCGGTCGGTCCAACCCTCCAGGCGGGCCAGGAACTCCGGCACACTTCGGGCAGTGCGGCTCAACCGGCCGATCAACCCGAGAAGGTCTTTGCCGATGTCCTTGCCAGCGATGCGGGTGCGTTTGCCCGCGCGCAGCAGCTGCATCGCGATCGAGACGAGCGGGGCGTTGACCCGGCTGAGAATGAAGTCGCCGGGGCCAGCGGCCTCGGTCAGCTT